CTAGTTATCTACCAACACCCGATGAAGAGGCAGAAAACTATAAACAAACAAAACAAAATGGACATACTTAGTGAAATAATTGAAATATCCGATGAAATGGTAAATAGTTTAGAAGAGGATGGATTCTTTGAGGAACATCAATTTATAGATAGAATACCATTAAAGAGAGCTCTACAAATTGCAATGCAAAGAAAGTGGGAGCAAGAAGATGATATGCTTCTAACTGACAAAGAATTTTTAGAAGTTTGTCAAAGTGTATCTAACAAATCAATAGGTAAAACGATTGAGGATTTGGTAGATAGAGGTGCATTGAATATGAGTGTAAATGAAGATGGTGAAATACTATATTCAGCAAACAAAGATTTTCAATTTGATAAAGATGAAGATGAATAATAACGCTTTAATAAATGAAGCATCCACTATATCTTTAAACATAAAAGATGGTTTAAAAGAACAGGGATTATTTGAAGATTACTCATTAATAAATGAAGACATTTTCTTAAAGCATTTAAATAAATTTATATTTGAAAAAATATCAAAAGAATCCGATATGTTAATAACATTGAGTGATGCTGATTTATTTAATATAATGGAAAGTGCTACAAAAGAAAGTATAGATGTGTTATTTGAAAAAAGTTTAAAAGAAAATTTATCTAAATTAGAAGAAATTTATGGAAAAGAAATTTTTAAAAACAGAGGAAGAACTAAAACAAATGAATGATAGTGATTTATTTGAATATTTAGATGCAAAAGCAGCATACTTAAAACAATATACATCACCATTAAGTAGTTATAAAACAAAAAAGTTTGCAAGTATTGGAGCAGCAATATCCAATACCGAATTTGACTACGATAGTGTAAAACAAATTGCAAAAGAGAACGAACAAAAAGGATACGAAAAATTTATAAAAGATAAAAACAAAAACAATGAATAGTAATTTCACAACGGATTTTAAGAAACAGGCAATATTTACTGCACAATCCTACGGAACAAAAACAACAGTAGAAGTTGACCATAGTGATTTGAGCTTAGATGAAGTTATGGATGCATTCCAAACTTTAATTATTGGTATGGGATATCACGAAAATTCATTTAAGAATTGGGTAATTGAAAGAGCTGAGGAATATATTGAAACCGATGCAGAGGACTTAAAAGAAAAGTTAGAAGCATGGAAATTTGAAGATGATGATAATGACATAAGACATCGTTATCTTAAAGATAGTGAGGGTTTTGAAAGTAATATAGATGCAGTAGAGGAAATGAGAAAATACGCTGAAGAGGAAATGGCAAAAGAAGCGGAAAGAAGAATGGATATCATAGGACAAAACGGAAATGAAGGATTGCATTATGATAATGATGAAGATGATATTATTGTTGGTGCAAGTGATGAAGAAGGAATTGATTGGGATTGCACCAAATATGATGGTGAAGGAAATCTTTGGGAAACCGATGAAGATACTGAAAGGTATTTAGCTACCGATGAAGATGAAGATGAATTTTCAAACGATGGTGGATTTGATGGTAACCCACATTTTGAATGGGATGATGAACCAGAAGATGATAATTTATTTGAAGGTGATGAGTGGAAACCAAATCAAAGATTAGTTGAAGCAAATGCACGATACAAAAGTGAAGTGAAACAAATGAATACTAAAAAGAAAAAAAACAAAAAATAATGGGATTCAATCATTGCTATCTTACAAATGTTGAGGACTTACAAAAATATTTAGATAATGTAGGTTTAGAAAAGTTTATTAAAACGTATCGTAGTTATGATGCATTAACAGGCCCAAGTGAATGTTTTGAATTTTTAGAAAATAAAATTAAAGAGAATGAAAAAGTTATTAGTAATAATGATATTGATGGTATCTTGCAAAAAGGAATTGATAATAACGCAAGTGAACAATCCAATTACACAAATAAATGATACATCAACAAATGTAAAATTTAAAGAATTTATATATAGTGAAAACGAAGTTAGAAAAATGGGAGTCGATGTAAGTGCTCCCATTTTATTTGACTATAATTCAAATGGCAAATATGATATAATTATTTGTAAAAAAGTTGGTATAAGAAATGGTAATAAGTATACCTATGATAGATTAAATCCAATAGTAATATTAGATAATAATCAAATCAAAGAAATAACTAATTTATGGAAAGGTGGCAGTTCGGTTACAACCGGTGATTTTAACGGAGATGGTTATATTGATATTGCAGAATTTGATAATGGGCCGGAATTTTATGATATAGACCCGTTGCCTACTAAAACTGATTTAGTTGTATGGTGGAATAGTAAAAACGGATTGACGGGAGACTCAGTTATTTTAGATAAAATTTTATGGAACTCATATGCGTTGGCATCCGGAGATTTGGATGGGGATAAAAAAACAGATTTAGTTAGAATGGATTTTCCTCATAATGACAATTATTTTAAATTTAATGGAAAATCATTTGATAAATTACCTATAAATAATTTACCGAATGTAACAAACTCTGGTTTGTTTTTTTCCGATTTGGATGGTGATAGTAGTATGGATGCAATTACATCCGCATATGGTTCACCTAATATTATTTGGAATTTTTTAAACAATAAACAAAAAACAATATTATCAATACCAAAAGGACTTGGTGTAAATAATACAATCGCAGGTGATTTTGATAATGATGGATTTAAAGATATTATTTTTGTATGTCAGAAAGAAAATGTAGCAGGAGAAGTTTTTGAAAATAAACACTATTATCTTTATTACAAAAATAATGGTAAAAATAATTATGAATTGACAATGGACATTTTACCTGAATCGGTATCATATCAACAGGCAAATAATCCATTGTATGTAATTAAAGATATTGACGGAGATGGTGATTTGGATTTTTATAATGTGAATAGTGATTTGAATGCATTTTTTATTAACAACAAAGGAGTATTTAAAAGAGTAAATAAATTTGGTTATGTCATACAATAAGTTTAGATGGTGGACAAAGGGTAGACCGAACAGACCACTTAAAGCAGATGCACCTTTATTATTGAAAATAAGGAATGGTGACTTTGACTATTCATATATGTTTAGTGAAGCAATTGAAATGAGAGAAACGCAACACAAAGTTTACCAACAAGCGTATGATAATTATGGTGGAACGGATGAAAGGAATAGAATACAGGCTGCGTTGGAAGCATCACAAATGAAACGAGTTAAAGCTTTGAAGTTAGAATTTGAAGCAAACAAAGATGAGCAGATGTTATTGTGGAAATTACGAAGTGAACTTACAAAAGAATTCGGTAAAGATTTGTGGGATAAAGCAATGGAACGAAGTCGAGGTAAAGGAACATTGGAAGATTTGTATATGTGGTATAAAAAACAATGTAAAATTGGCACAACAAAAAGTGAAATAGATATTCAATTAAAAAGAAAGAATACATATTTATCATAGATGAAAGACTCACCAATAATATTACACATTGATTTAGGAAATCAGTCGGTTTCTAAATGGTTAGAACAAAATAGATATATTATTTTTTCGGAGTTAGTAAGATATACTGAACGATTGATAAAAGAAAATCTAAATACTATTCAAGCTATAATGGTATCAAATTTATCCGATAATATTGTATTCATAATTAAAAAAGAAAGTGCAAAATTAACATTAGATAAATCTATGGAATATTTTTTATCAATAGAAGAATACGAACAATGTGCTAAAATTCGTGATTTGTATATACTTATTGAAAATCTAAAAAATGAAACAAAAGATATTAAAATTAGTAAATCTAATCAAAGAGGACTTAAAGGCAATAGATAAAGATGGTGTATCACATCCATTGATTGATAATGTTTATGAAACTTTGGAATTGATTGAAGATGAAATTTACGAAGATGATGCACAAGCAGATGCATTGTCATTTGAAGATGAGGATTATTAAAACAAAACAAAATGAATAGGTTATTATTGGGTATCATTTATGGTATCTTTGGGCAGGTATTGTCTTTTTTACAATTGCAAGGAAGTATAAAGTATGGATGGTTTCAAAAATATCCAATTATAGTTTTATTAAGTGCATTACCAACAACATGGATTTATATTAAATCAGTAGAACATTTAGTTGAATGGAGTGACGGTCAATTGTGGCCAAGTAGATTAATTGGATTTGGTATTGGTATTATTGTATTTGTTGGTTTAAGTATGATTTTATTCAAAGAACCATTGACACTAAAAACATTAACGTGTTTAATGTTAGCGGCAAGTATTTTATTAGTTCAAATATTTTGGAAATGATAAGAAAATTAGAGACGGCTAAAGTTGGTGAGGACTTATACGAAATAGTAAAGAGGTTACCAATACAAAAGTTTAGTAGAGAAATAACCGGTGAATATGCAGATACATTAAAACAATACTATGGTGTTGAAAAAATATTGAAATTTAATCAAACAATGGAATATTTATTTGTGAATAAGATTGAGGACTTAGAAATAATACCATGAGAAAAATAGAATCGGTTTCGGTAAATAATTTTTTAGAATTAAAAAAAGAATTAACAAATTCATTAGAATTTTTAGATAAAAACTTTAAAAAAAGAGAAAATAATCCAGAGTGTATTAGAATATATGATTTATTAGATACCGATACATCCTCTTTAAAAGAATTTGATTTATTTAAACAATCTATTTTAAATAAATTTGAACTTACACATTTACAAATAGTAATATATTGTCCGTTTTCATTGACAGGATTTCATATAGACGGAATGGTTAACAGGTATATTATTCCAATAAATTCAAGTGAAAATTCTATAAACTTGGAAGCAGATATCACACATACCATCCCACGTCTAAATGATTATAATGAATATTTACAAGAATATTCTAATGATTTTAAATCGGTAACGAGTATTCAGCAATTACATTTAGAGGGTTGGTTTAAAGATTTTTCACCAAATAATAAAATTTATAGACTGGCTGAAAATGAATGTTGGGAGATAGGTCAAAATCCACATACTCACATTAACATATCATTCTACCATAGAATCATAATTGTATTTGATACAAAAAAACGAATAAATGAAAACTAAATTATTTGACCCTGTATGGGTACCTGGTGTTCCTTCTGCCGAAAATCTAAAAGAAAGGTTAAATAATCATTCTCAATTTCAAAAACTAACATACGATACCATTGATGAGTTAGAGCAGAAAATAAAAAAAATGGGATTTGTAGATGTTTCCGAACTTTTACTTTGGGATGAAACCGAAACACATAAAATTTATATTTTTAAATTTAATAAAAACGAATCTGGTAATTTAATAAAAATATTTTTTTTACAACTTAATAGAAATAATATACATAATAAAAAAATTATATTTATAAATCCAACTGAAACCTGTGCTAGTGATTTTGAAGATATTTACACCAATGATAATTATACATTTGTTATACCTTATATGTGGCATGAAGTCGGTACTAGATTGTATAGTAAATCAATGTATGATGGGTTGGTAGTATATCAATGGGAGAAATTTCAAAAAATTTTACAACAAAATTATAGGCCGTTTTTATTATCACATTTGGTAAGGAGAGGACATGCACGAAGATATGATTTCTTTAAAAAAATGCACTCATTTCAAAATAAAAACTTTTTAGTTAATTATTTTAATGCTAATTTAACAGCAAAAGGTGAACGAGATGAAACAAAAGAATTAGAATTTTATGAAAGGGATGGTATTCAATTTCCATATTCCTCACATGAAGTTGTTGAACCTGTAAAATTTCATGCACAATTTAGTGGAAGTCAATTTATGTTTACTAATATATGTTTATTGAGTATGTCTAAATTCAATTTAGTTGTTGAATCAAATACCGGAACCGCTGGTGTGTTTACTGAAAAAAGTTTATTCCCTTTCATAACAAAAACAATTCCTATTTTAGTAAATGGAATAAATCATATTAACTTTTTAGAAAAAATGGGATTTCATACATTTGTCGATGAGTTAGGAATTAGAGAAGCTCAATATAATTCATATAATCCTGGTAATGAAAATAATGATGTATATTATAAACCCTATTTTGATTTGTTGGACAGAATAAACAATGGTGAATTTGATAATTTTTATGAAACACAATTGGATAAATTAGAACATAATTATAAACTTGCATTGGATATTCAGGCAGGTAATTTTGAATATTAGTATTATGGCTGAAGTAATAAGAATGCCCAGATTAACTGATACAATGGAGCATGGTATAATTTTACAATGGTATAAACAAATCGGAGACCAAATAAAAGTTGATGACCCAATTGTTGAAATAGAAACCGATAAGGCAGCAATGGATTTGGATAGTTATTGGAAAGGGTATTTGTTATATCAGGGAGGTCAAAATGGAAATGAAATAAATGTAAACGATATATTGTGTATCATTGGTGAACAAAACGAAAATATAAATGATTTATTTAGATAGTAAAGAATCCGTAAAGATAGCAATTGATAATGATATTTTAAAAAATAAAAGAGTATTAATTGTATTTGGTGATAGTTGGACAAATAATACTTACTTACAAAATTATAGAACTTATCCTAAAAAAACTTGGTCATATCAATTAGCAGAGAAATTAAACTACCATGTGGTTTTAAATATTTCTTGGGATGGTGGCTCGAATGTTGAAATATTTGAACAATGTTTATTAACGATGTCGTTATATGAAGATTACGAATTTAATAAATGTAAAATAAAAGAATTGGGATGTGTTGATATAAAAGTGATAATAGGGTGGTCATCACAAATAAGAGATTTCAGTCCGATACATAAAATATTTAGACCATTTAATGTTACAAATATACCTTATGTCAGTTTTGGAGAGGAAAGTGTTTTATCAAAAACTTATTTTAAATTTATAGATAAAATAATGAGAAAAGAGTTGTATCAATATACGACGCAGGTTCAAATAATTTTATTACAAGAATATTTTAAAAATCATAATATTGATTTCTATTCTTTTATGGCATTCACACCGTTGGTTGAAAATGAATTACAAAATACCGAATGGGATTTAAGAGAACATATCGATAGTCATAAATTTTATGGATTGTATTCGGATATTAATAGTATGGCTCAAAAATTAAATAGTTTAATCAATTCGGATATAAAAAATGAATTTGTATTTGACCAACCCCATTACAATAATACAAATTTTATTTCAATATTTTCTAAATTCTTTAATAAGAAAAAAGAATACAAAGATTTTTTAGAATTACAAAATAAATTAAAAATAAAAAGTGATTATCATATAGAAGATGGACACCCGAATGAATTGGGATTAAAAGTCATATGTAATGAATTATTTCAAATGATTGATACTTATTCTTATAAAAATTTAATATGACAAAGAGAGAAACCAAATCCGCTAATCGTAAAACAATGGCCAACAAAACGAGAAGTGAACAATTAAAAAAGAAAAATTATCGTAAACATACATAAAATTCTTGCATGCCATGTGAAATGGGATGTCTCTTAATTGAGGTGTCCCATTTTTATTTGGTAATATCAAAAATTTGTTGTATATTTAAGTATTAAAAAGAAGTTATGTTAGATAAGTTAGTAGACCTATTAGTTAGGTTTGGTATGGATATGTTACCATTTGTTATTATAGAACAATGGAATGGTGCAGTTCAATTAAGATGTGGAAAATTTATAAAAGTATTATCTCCTGGTATTCATTTTAAGATACCATTTTTTGATTCGGTTATTGAATGTCCTGTTATTACTCAATCAGTCAATTTGCCCTCACAAACCCTAACTACATTAGACGAACAAAGTATTGTATTAAAATCAATTATCAGATACAAAGTAAGTAACATACAAACTTATTTATTAGGAGTGATGCACGCAAACGATGTTCTAATTGATACGACGCAGGGTATAATTAGAGACGTGGTTGAAATGACAACATGGCCTGGATTAGTGGATGTAAATTCACAAATAACAAATGAAGTTAAAGAATATGTAGTTAGGTGGGGTATTGAAATTGAAGCAGTAACAATAACAGATTTGGGATTAGTAAAAAGTTTCCGTATATTTGGAGACGAAGCACACAAAACAACAATATTACCAACCGATATATAATGGATAAAAGATACGCAAAACAAATAATAGAATGGGCAGAGGATGCAAAAGAAACCTTAACCATTCGTAAAGAAATTATAATAGATGAAAATGTTACCGATGAAAAATTAGGTAATATTATTCGTATGATGTATAAGGCAAAAGTGGAAACACAAAATGAAACAATTTTAAAAACAAAACAAAATTTAGAAAAATGAAAAAATGGGAAATAGCAAACAATAGAACACAAATAAATAAAGATATAGTAAATATACTACCTTTTATTAAAGTATGGTATAGTAAAAATTACTTTTTTGAAACAGGAGTATTTACGCCAGCATTTGGAATAGCAATTAGTTGGTTAAAGTGGAATTACTATTTAACAATTCAACAAGGATATAAAAAATAATGAAATCGGAAAAACTTATGGCACTTTACAAACGAAAAAAAGAATTGCAAGAGCAAATCATTTATTGGGAGAAATTTCAGGGAGTGAATTGGTTAGGTAAATGGGGCAGAAGTGTTAGGTTAGAAGTATTAAAAGAAAAGTTTGCAAAGATAGAAAAACAAATAACAAAATCAAAAAATAAATAAGTTATGGAATTAATTATAACATTAATAGTATTGATTATAATATGGTGTATTGCATTTATGGTAGGTAATAAACAAGGCACAAACCAATTAATCAATCAAATTAAAAAGGATGGTGGGTATTATGATATGGAATATACATCATCGGTATATCCAATTTTAGACCCAACAAGTTCATTAAACGAAGTACCCAAAGAATTATTAATGGGTGGTGATATTGAAAGGACACTACATATTGCCGGTATCAAAGAAGCAACACCTGCGAAAATAACAGAATGGGAAAATGAAAGGAGAGCAAAAGTTGAAACTAAAACTGAATTATCTATGGATAGTTTATTGAGTAAGTTAAATAAAACGGACTTACAAATTAAAGCAGGTATAATAGAAAATACGGATAAAACAGGAGCTGATATTAAAATTGAAGTGAAAGAAATTGACCCGATTGAAGAATTGAAATTGAAAACGGATGCTGCAAGAAAACAACATGAAAGGGAAAGGCAGGAACGAATTAAAATTGACTTTGATGCATTAAATTTTAGTAGAATATCCAATGAAGCTAGAAAACAAATAACTGAAATAGTAAAGCAGGATTTGGAAAATAAAATAAAACAAATTGAAAAAAATACTCCTGAAATAAATGAAGATACAAAATCGGAAGGGGATTTTATGTATAATTGGATAAGAGAAAAAAGTGGAAAAAAAGACCCCGTATCTAAAAAAAGAAAACCCAAAACTACAAAAGAGTGGGAGGATGAATTTGATATTGGAGGAAATTCGTAATATATGAAATGGATATTAATTTTATTACTACCATTTTCAATATCAGCACAAACATACGATACTACCTGTCAAATGATTTATTATCAAAAGAGTTTAATAAAGAAAGGTAAAGTTGAATTGTATGGTTACACATCATATGATTTGTGGTGGGCAGATGAAAGTGGAATGGGTATAACAATAACAATACCTAATAAAAGAAAAAAGAAAAAACATAAACATTGAGTTGGACTTGCAGATATTGTGGTAAAGATACATCGGATATCGATTATGATTATTTGGATGGATACGACCATTTATCATGTGCACTAAATAATAACAAAATGAAAATAACAAATTTGAAAATAAGTAATCCTGAAAAGATTAACACAAAGAATCTATGTTTAGATAAGTCAACGATTGATATAAACTATATGGGACGCAAACATAAAACAAAAGATTATGGAAATGTCGGATGTACCTTTTATGAATTTATAGCTACAAAAGATTACAATAGTCAATCTACTATATTTCAAATAGAGGATGAGATAAAAAACAACAAAGTTGAAGTTACCATATTAAAATCTGGTAAGATGACGATTGATGAATTTTCTATTGAATTGATAAAAGATAGGAGTAAGTTGATAAACAAAATGATTGAGTGGGTAAACGAAAAAGTATCTTAATATGAAAATAAAAGGTTGGGAAAAAATAAGTGGATATACATACAAAGGATATACAATTGTTAATCCAATACATAATGCACATGAAACAAAGTATGAAGCAACTATATTAAATTTGAATTTGCCACAAAAACCAAAATGGGAATTGCATGTATTAACACCTGCACATAAATTCAAACAAGATAATCATTTTAGTATTACTATGTGGGATGACCAGAATTTTCTTACAAGACGGCAAATAACAATTCAAAGAATGAGGTCTATTTCAAATTTCAGAAATGAATTTGAGGAAATGGTTGACGAGTTATTGAAAATACAATTAATATCGGCACCACGTATTAGTTCTTTAAATAGTGGAATATCCAACCATGTAAATAATAGTGGGACTACGATACCATATGGACAGCTGATTCAAAGTATAAAAAATTTAAATACAATTAACTAACAATGCTAACAATAAATAATTTAAACAAAATAGTTAGATACCCAATAGGATATTCCTTTCGTGTGAAGTCAATGGTTTGTGGGCATACAAATTATCATATCAGTTTAATAGATGGCAAAGGTCAATGTAGAGACTTAAAACTTAATCGTATGAAAGGTAGACGAGATAAATACACACTATCACACGGCAACCATTTTTTATATTTGAAATTTTCAGACATACACAATTTAGATTTTTTTTGTAAACAATTAAAAAGATTGATATGTTAAAAATAAAAAACATACAAACAATAATAGGACAAGAATATAACGAAGTCTTTAATATTATTGGAGTTAAAGAACATAAAGACCACTACGAATTTACATTAGGATATGATGCTACTATAAAACCGGCAGTAGAAACAATATTACTACATAGAAAGCAAACCGATAACGGGATGTATATAATGGAGTATAACAATAAAACCCTTTGGTTAAATACGAATGAGTTTGATACTACGGACAAAATTATCATTTGCATGCAGACTATCTAATTTGGTAAAGTGAAAAATTTGTCGTATATTTACTATATGAGTATAGGATATGCATGTATTAACCTTTCATTAGGTAAAAAGATTACAACGAATAGAACAATGGTTAAACGAACTTTCATAGCAAAGGGAGTTGACTATGTATCGGATTTGGTATTGCAGAATGTTGCAGACCTCGAACGAATTATAGACTGGAACGAACAAAACGGAATTAAAATGTATCGCATGAGTAGTGAGATGTTTCCGTGGGCAACTGAATATGAATTTACTGAATTAAAAGATTGGAACGAAATACAAAAGATACTACAAAGATGTGGTGAAAAGGCAACAATGTATAAACAAAGATTATCATTTCACCCCGGTCCGTTTAATGTATTAGTATCACCAAAAGAAAATGTGGTATTGAATACAATTAAAGATTTAGAAGTGCACGGCAGAATTATGGACGCAATGGAATTATCTAAAACACCTTACAACAAAATTAATATACATTGCAACGGAGTTTATGGTGACAAGATTGCAGCAATGGATAGGTTTTGTACTAACTTTGACAAACTATCTAATTCAGTAAAGACAAGACTAACAATTGAAAATGATGACAAAGCAAGTATGTATTCAGTTAAAGACTTAATGTATATTCATAGTAAGATTAACATACCTATTGTATTTGATTATCACCACCACACATTTAACACAGGAGATTTGAGTGAACGAGATGCATTGGCATTAGCAATTACAACGTGGCCGAAAGGTATAACACCGGCAGTTCATTATTCCGAAAGTAAATCATTACATGAAAACAATACAAAAATTAAAGCACAAGCACATTCCGATTATATTACAACCCTCCCCGATACATACGACATGGGTGTGGACATTATGGTTGAAGCAAAACAAAAAGATTTAGCAATATTAAAATTTATATAAAATGAAAAACTTAATTATAATAGGACACCCCGATAAAAAGAGTTTCTGCTACAATGGTATTAAAAAAACTATTGAAGGGTTTTTAAAACAAAATAAAGAGGAAACGTGTGTAATTGATTTATACAAAGAAAATATAACATTTGAATTTTCAAAAGATACAATCAAAAGATACAAAGAGTTAATAACATGGGCAGATAGGATTTATATTATATCTCCCGTATGGTGGTTTAGATGCACACCTGCAATGGAGGCATTCTTTGACCAAATATTTACGCCGGGGTTTGCATATAAGTTTACACCCGTTACAAAAGTGTATGGATATCCGACACCTTTATTGAGTGATAAAAAAGTTAGAACTTATTTGACACATGGAGCACCTGCATTGCCCGTATTAACAATGTATTTTAATTCAGTTAAATTGAGGTTGGTTATGGGAGTTTATTCTTTTGTATTTGGTTGGTTTAAAACAAAGACTAGACAATTTTGGAGTGTGCCGTTTGTTTCACAAAATGAAAGGTTGGTATATTTAGAGAAAGTAAAAGAGGATATTAAAAGGGATTTAAAAAAATAAAAATTATGAAATTAGAAGAATGGAAAACTCTATCCCAAGAAGAAAAACAAAAGTTTTGGGAAAATGAAAAAAACAAATTAGAAGCTGAGAAATTAAAATTAGCTGAAGCAATGGAGTTGGCTAAAGAAGATTAAAACTAAAATTGACTAGTATGAAAATAATATACATGCAAAGGACAATTGAAATGATTGTTAAAAATGAAATTGAATTGTCAGCAGATAGTTTACTCAATACAAAACCGACAAGAGTTGAAACACACAAAGAACAAAACTATTTAGTATATGAGTTTGACAATAACGAACTATAAGAAATTAGAAAGTTGGTCACATAATTATAAAGAGTTTATGATAGGTGAGGTAACCGAAAACCAAAATGAATATTGTTTTAGAGTGGGATATAACGGCATACCTTATACAATAAAGATATTTAGACAGGGAACAATAACAAAAGAATATGAAGTAGTATTAAGGGATGGAGCAGATATTACACAATACGGCAGAGAATGGATAGCAGGTAGAAAATTAAAATCATTAGAACTAACTGCATTAATATTTGAAGCATTGATAGTAAGATTTAAACCAAAAGCACAAACACAAACGAATAACAATATAAACTATTTTCCCTCTTAATAACAAAGGGCGGGGGTTGGGGGCAAGTCGAATTAGGAAAATTTTTTTGATAGTCATGCAAAACATAAAACAAAGTTGAATAACAATATAAAACAAAATAAAATGGAAAGGTTAAAAAGGATTTGGAATGTAGTATGTGTGCCAACGGCATTTTTCTTAGGAGCATTAAATATGTGGATAGGTGAAACGGCAGTAGGTTGTTTATTTATTCTATTTGCGACAAACGAAACTATAAACAATAAAACAATATAGTATGAGAGTAGAATTTGGAATGAGTGTATTTAGTAAACGAGAAACACTATTAGGATTAGAAATTACAACGCACAATGGAGTGAGTGTAAAGGATGGCGAGTTATGTAGTGAACGAGTAGTGGAATTTAGTATTGGAATTTGCTTTGCGATATTCACAATAGGTTTCGTTACATTGGGTAATAAGATTGAAACGCCGGATAATGTATTGAAAGCAATGAAGGCATTTGAAAGTGAATTAGAAAAGTAATATGCAACATCTAAAACTATATCCCGATACAATAGGATTGACATATAGACCGACTTGCGTAATATACAAAGGTAAAAGGTATGACGCACCCGTATTCCTTACTACATTGCAGAGTGTGGATTATATTGTAAACCTATTGAGAACGGGTGAGTGGAAAAACTAAAACAAATTTGAAAAGTAAGATAAAATAAATTCAGCAAGGAATGATTAAGATAGTAGTATTAATAGTAGTAGGTATAACACTTATAGTAAGTAGTATAATAGAATGGAATAAGGATATAAAGAGAATAAAAGAATTAGAGAATAGGTTAGAACAATACTATAAGGAAAGGGAAAAAAGATTAAAGGATAAAAATATGCTATAAGATATGTTAACAATAGAAAACAAACATACACTAATCAATCAAAGAATAGTATTGAATGTAATAAGACCTGATTTAAGGGGAACTTACTTTGTATATAATATTTGGGATGGTTGGGGTGATACTCGTTACGATATACACATGCGACATATAAACAAATTGCATAGTGATGTGGAATTGGTACTATTAAGGGTTAAAACGGGTAAGGGTTACACACTTTGTAATAAGAATAAACCAAAGAATAGTATGTTATTGAGTAGTGAACAAATAAAACATAAACAAACATTTTTAAAAGCTATTGAAGTAGTAATGATAATGAAGTAATATGAATGTAAGTATAAACGATATTAAAGAAATAGAAACCCAATTAAGTATAACACTAACGGATTTGCAAAGGGATAAGATACTTAATGAATACAATACTATAATAGGGGATAGGGCAGAAAGTTGGGATGAGTTAATAGAACTTTTAATCGTAAAACAAGCTACAATCCAAATACTAAAAGATAAAAATAAGTAAGTATGAATAATAACGAACTAAAAACAAAAGATATAGTAGAGGGTATAACCTTTATATTAATGTGTATTGCGATAATAGGTATGGTATGTGTATTATATGAAGTGAATGAATTAAAAGGATTGAGTAAGGGTGCAAGTAATTTTAGGAGTATAGCAAATCAAAAATAGAATGATAATAAGAATAATGATACTAATGTGGATTGCATGGATGGTTGCAAGACATATAGATAAAAAAAGATAGTATGAGTAATAAACATCAAATAAAAAATATATTCCTTATACACAATCTAATAAACGGAATAAAACAAAAAGGATTTGCAAGTCGTGCAACATACATCTACTTGAAAAAATTATATAGTAAATAAGATAGTTGGTATATCAATCAATACTATATCAAAATAAATAATGTAGTGTTAATTTGTGGGTAAAAGTGGTAATTTGTGTTAAAGAGTGGTAAAATGTTTATGTATCAAATTAAAATCGTTACATACTTACACACTACAAAGAAAACAAAACACTATAAAAGTATATCAGGGAATGAATTTATATCCCACCCTTGCGTTCTGCGAAACAATTTTTTTTCCTGAGTAGAAAATATCTGCGATAAAATAAATTCGGTGAGTGGTCTGTAACCCTTTGCCTGTATGGATTGCCGGTCATGCGCAGTCTAACTATTAAGATACGAAAAATTATTGACATTGCCAAATCCTTACTGGCATTGAGTTTCATCTAACATATCAATTGATTCATTAGAAATTATTTAAGTCAACGTGGACTCGAAATAAATAATCTTTAAAATATACTGGATTCATTAGAAATTTACTAAATGCATAACTCATTGATAATCAATGTGCCGGCGTAAAGCACTGGTAATCAACGCATTAGGAATCAAAAATTCTTTATTGAGTATCAACCAGTTACATATATTATTTTTTGTTATGCCCGTAACTCGTTGATAATCAATAATAAATCTTTTCAAAATATTTGGTAGATTCGGGATATTGTCGTATCTTAGTGTATTGAGTTGAAAGTATAACTCCTCACATAGTAAAAAATTATAATATGAATAGTAGAATGACAAACGAATTTACCGAAACCGCTTTTAATACATCTCGTAATGAGAGACCTATTTATAGGAATTTTGCTGCGAGTAAAATGTCTCAATCGGTTAAACCAAAATCAATGGTTGAATTTACTGACTTTATGGGTCGTAAACATATCGTTGCGGTTCGCAATAATACCGAATTGAAAAAACAAATGAAGTTTTTTGGTATGTTGAAAAAAGAAGCTACTACGATTAAACAAATTATCTCGCAATATCCTATCAAATTGGGTAAGGTTGAAAAACGTTTTATCGCAGAGTGTAAAAGAGAATTAAAACAATTCGGTTTAACGAAAAAAGCTATTGATATAGTGTTAGGATAATCTAACACTATTTTCGTTTAAAGTAATTAAGTAAAGTAAAAATAAGAATATGAAAAGTAAAGTAAACACAAAGTCTCTATATGAGATTAAGAAAGTCAAAAGAGTTATGAGAATGAAGTCCGAAGGATTTGAACCTACATCTTTTGAAGTATATAAAGTATCAGGTCCTAATAAATTTAGGAAATACTTTGTAAGTCGTAAAGACGCTAAGTCATTCATTGATGGGTATACCGATACCAAAATGACGATAGGAATAGTAAAAAACATTATGAACGAAATTAAAATGAAATAGTATGTATAACGAAAACGAAATAACACTAACAATGACTAAGAAACAATTAAAGTCAGTTGTATCATTGATGGGTATCGCATTAGAAACCGATTGTAAACCAATGAATGATATGAGTAACAAAAAATTAGAAAATCTATCAATACTATATCAAGTCTTAAAGGATATGTCAAAACAAGCAAAATAATATGATAACAATAGGAGAATTTTTAGTAATATCAATCGTATCAATTTTAGTATACGCATTAGTCAAAACAATAATACAAACCATTAAAACAAAGTAATATGAATAACATACCAACACATAACCCACATACATTTGACGGATTCGATTCACCTCGTGATATTTGGGAAGAGAAAGTAGGATATGATTCTGCGAATAAGAAAATGATTGCAAAGGTATATAAACACTTATACAATGTAATGGAGTTCACAACGAAACCATCGTGGGTAAAGATAATTACCGAAATGTTAATCGAAGATAATAAATTGGGTAAGGTAAGTCTTAACGGATACTATTCAACCATACGCACTAACTTAAAAGACATTGGAGTAATACAATACAACGGACGTAAGGGATTGAGTAAAGGGCCCAATTGGGATAGGTTCTTTGGTAACGAAGATTGGAGTTGGTTTATAACTAACACAAATAGTGGTGGGTATGGCACGATTGTAAAATAATAAAATTAATTAGTATGAATAGAAAAAAACGAAACGATAGAAACCACATAGTATATGAAATAGTCAATACTGAAAATGGTAAGAGTTATATTGGTATTACTGCCGCAATAGGTAGACGCTTCCACTACTCTGCTAAATTAAGATTACAAAAACATTTCAGTCGAGCTCGTAAAGAGAATAAGAATTGGGCACTTTACAATGATATGAGAGAGTACGCACAAGAAGTATACGACTTATTCATCGTTAAAGTAATAAGAGGTAAAGCTGCCGCACACCAATACGAAACAAAGCAATTGCAAAAGTTTCATTATGAATTAAATAGTACACATTAATATGCAAAGGTCAATACCCTGGTATCCATTCAACGAAGTAATTAAAAACATTAAAAGATAATAGTATGAGTAAGAGTAAAGTAAAAGAAATTAAGTTAGGTAAGAGAGGTTATAAAGCCATAGTAAAGAATAAGAAATTCAACTTTGGTGATGGCAAGCACATCTATGAAGTGATTGAGTTATCAGGTCCCAAGATGGACAAGCCACGTATCTTTGTCGACGAGGAAAGTGTACGCAAGTATGTAGGTGATATCGAAGTGGAAATGAAAATGGATAAGTTAGAGAATAGCTTAATCAAAAATGTATTAAGTAAGAAGGATAAAAAAGAAGTCCTTGCGTCTAAAGAGTTAAGTGATATGATACCAGCATTAGAGGTATTAGTCGATGCTAACTTTAGAGACAATAACGCAAAGAGACCAGAAGATACGGATAAATAAAAACATTGTCGGCGTGGGGTATATATTTTTCATACTTTACCTCATGTCCGATACAATATTAGATTTGGTAATGTCAAAAATTTGTCGTATATTACATATAACAAAGACATTAACAATAAAGATACAAGCGAAGCTGAGGTAAAAGGAACCCGCCTCAATGGAGCTTGAACAATTAATAATTAAAGGGAACCAAAAAAACAACATGGCTAAGAAAATTAGTACAAAGGTGAATTATCAGGTAACAGAATTAGTAAACAACTTAAACGAAGCGGCAACGAC